GCATCGCCAACGATTGCGTGAACGGGGGCATTCTTTCTTGTGGACAAAGAAATGGTGTTAGCCGTCGGGATTGCGCTTATCCAATAATGAGTGGCTAAACTGAGTCCGGCTGGCAATGTGGTGGTGGTAGTTAGAAGAAATGGACCGTCGCCGACGGCTTTCCCGTGCGTTGTCCATGTGATAACAGGGTCGACCCCTTGCGTTGTTGGCGCTGCAACTGAAAAAGTGACTGCAACGGCATCGGCGGTATTTGCGGTATAAACGAAATCACCGCCAACAATATCCGTCCGATCTTCGTTTGCGTTTGCCGTGAATGTTGCGGTGCCATCCCCGTTGCCAACGGCTGTCCATGTTCCTGTTCCTGCGGCGTTATATTGCGTGGCGAAATCGTCTGCAATTGCGGTAGGTGTGGCTGATGGATTGGTGACTGTGACTGTTACGCCGTCGAAAGCTATCGTACTGTCTGCGGTATCAACATTACCCGCTGTGACAGTCATTACGAATATTTCTGCAGCGGCGTTGGCTGTGAATGTTGCGCCTGCCCCTGTGCCGTCGAGTGTGGTTTGAACCGCTGTGATAAATCCTAATATATCCCGGCCATGTCGCCGCCGCTCTTGGTTGATATATCTCGCATGCCTGCTATAAATCTGAGCCATAATTACGCCCTCCAAATTATCAAAAATGCCGAGTGCCCCTTCCACCCGTTACGCTTTCGCGCGTCAAGTAGTCGGGGCGGGGCTGAAACTTAGAATTCGGTTGTAATTAACCGGGCGAGCTTGATTTGGTTGCGTTCAGGGAATACCCGCTGCCAAGAACCGGCAGCCGCTAGGTTATTTGCGGTTGCTGCATTGCTTGGCCCGCCATTTGGCGCTGTACCGACATAGGCGTTACCCGCTGGATGGATAAGCCATTGGGTGCGGTTGTATAAGATTTCCTGGCCTTGGCCATTACCGGCGCTTGGCTTTGATTCGACTTCGGTTGGTACTTTTGGTGCACCTACGCCCAAGCGTAAAGCACCGGGACCAAACAACCAGGTATCAAAAGTGCCTGTGCTATTTGGCATACCATCGTCAACGATCACGCGATATTGCCCCTGGAAAGTGGCAATACGTGCACCGGAAGGATTCAGGTTGTCTGGGATAAAATCGATGAGCGCGTTCTTACGCATACGCGCATAAACCACCGAATGAACTACCATCAACGCCAAATCGTCAGCGGAGTCGCCCATTGTGGCGGCTGCGTCGATTAATGCGGCTGTGCTGAAGTTGGTTACACCGTCCGAGAATGCGCCGCTAATATCATGCGTCATGTCGTTTTGCACGTGCTCGGTTCCACCTGGCGCGGCTGCGTTATCCGCATACAAACCAGTAACAGATGCGATTACGGCGGCTTGCAAGCGTCGAACCCAATAGCCAGAAACGCGTTGCGCGATAGATTCGGCTGGGTCAGCCCCGGCTAGTTCGCTTGCCAAGTGCATGGTTGACCATGATTGGTTGCGCGTTAAACGGACCTGGATTTCTGTGCTTGTGCCGGTTTTTGCTGGCGTTGAATCAACTGCCGGATCGTCACTGCCGATGTTGTCAGCGTCGTTGTCTAAATCTTTGAAGCTTGGCGTGTTAAAGGTCAAACCGCCGCCCATAAGATTCGCGCTCATAGCTGGATCGGGGGAAAGTGCCCCCGAAGCCACAAATGCGGATTTTTCGGTTGTTAGTTGTTGCGTGTATCCTGAGAATACTTCCGGTACAACAATGTCGGCAATTCTTGTATCACCTGAAGCCATTTTTTGGCCCTCCCATAATTAAATAAGAATGGCCCCATGACCCACGATTTTGAAAAGTTAATCACCCATGTGATTGAATCCCGCAACCTTACAGCATTAAAAAGACGAATTCAATAAAGTTAGTAGGTTACGTGCTATTGCTTTGGTCTTGCGCCCGATAGGGTTGTGCCTGCACTTTTGGCCATTTGCTCGGCTTTCTGCGGGTCTTCCCGGTAAACTTTGCCCTGCTCGGTTTTGTTCCAATCTTTTGCGGTCCACGGATTAGTGCCAAAAGAACCGCCGCCTTGTGACCCGCGTGCGCCGCCACCGAATGAAGGGCCGCGCCAGTGTGGTTTGCGTGGCAAGACTTCGCTCAACCATGCGTTTGGGTCTAATCCTGGCGTAACGCCCACGCCGTCCCTGGTTACTATTTTCCCGTCCACCACTTCAAAAACGCGGTCGGCATTTAGCAGCATGTCTTCGTCCACTTCCACCGGGATTTTGGCTTTCCTTGCTTCCCTGATCACGCTGTCATGAATTGAGCGCGATAGTTTTTCTTTCTGCAACAATGAAAGCTGCGTCTCGAGTTCATCTTTGGTTTTTCTGGTTGTACTCAGTTCACGTTCGAGCGGCGCTTTTATCGAGTTCAGTTTTGCGTCAACTAACGCCTGGATTTTCTCCGGGTCGCTTGCCCCTTTTGCGGCGGCTTCTAATTCTGGAACCCTGTCGAGAATTTCGAGGATTTCATTCGGGTCTCTGTCCAGTAATGGCGTGAACTTCTCCCGAATCATCTTGTGCGCTTCCCGCTCTTTGCTCAGCGAGCTTTGTAGCCGTGCAATATCGGCTTCGGTCTTTATTCCCTCAACGCCGTCGAAGTGGTATTTCCCATCCCGCAAAACATACAAATCACGGAAAGGTTCTTCAAGTGCATTAATATCGTCGACTGTCGATTGTAATTTCATTTCAGTTTTTGCCCCTTTCTACATAAAGTCATTCGGATTTAGGCCAGCATTCAAGAATGCGTCCTTGTCTCTGCCTGCTATTTCGGCAATCGTCAATTCGTCGCCGTTTCTGTGCACGAAACGTTCGAGCGGTAATCCGCCGTCCCTGAATAACCTAGCCTTTGTTTTTCCCAGCGTATCTTCCAAGAATTCTAAAGACTGTGAACGAGCGAATGTTTCATAATTTACGGCGGCGGGAACCGGCCCTATTAATTCTCGTATTCGTTTTCTTGCCCACGCATCGAACTTGCCTTTATGCCCTAATGGCAATAAATCACGGGAGGCGATTATCTTCAGATCATTCTCTCGGGTATATTGCCGGACCAGCATTTGGTTGGTTACTTGTTTGGCGGGTCTGTGCCCTAAAAATTCGCTGCCAAAAATCTGCCGACGGATTGACCGGCATTGAAAATGGATTGGCGGATATGGCCCTACTCCCACCTTAAAAACTTTACCGTCCAAACTCATGCAAATAAGTGTGGTCCTGGAATCCAGGGTCGCCGTGTATCGTTCCTCCGGCGATATGTCTTTATTCAGTAAAGCGAATTCGCGTCGGGCTTGGTTGGCAACGTGTTGCACGGCTGTTCGGGTAATGGCGCGGACCTGGTTGCGGGTGATGTTGGTTACGCCGTCAGTTCCCTCTTGGCGCAGTGTTCCAAAAACGCGGCGGGTTATCGTTTGCATTGATTCGCCCGAACTCATTCCCAGTTGGATTTGATGGCGAATTCTCGCCAGGTCTGCCGATTCCATGGTTGTTGCCCATTCTTTGAGCACCTTCCCCTGGAATGGCCGCGACTTGACGATTGATCTCAGTGTTTGTGCGGTTGGTATTTTGTTGTTAAGAACAACCGGAGATACGGTTCGGTTTATCTCATCCATTATTACAGGTTCGCCCTTGGCAAGCACCACCATCGCCTCGTCAAGTTCGCCCATTGATTTCTTCCAGCCTTTACTTCGCAGCGCGGCTATTTCCGCTTGAAGGTTTACCAGCCGTCGTTGAGCGGCTGGGCTGATAATTCCACCGGAGCCGCCGCTGCTGTCATAAGCACGCAATATGCCAGCGATTTCTTTTTCGTTTTCGTCCAGGAGCGCGTTGATTCTTGCCGCTTCACCCTTGGCCCCTCTTAGCAAATGAATCTGGTGGCGAAGGTAAGCGTCACCTAGTTCCCGGTTTGCTGTGGATGTTGCCAGCTTCGCGCCTACTTGGGTATAGTATTCCCCTAGCATGGCTTTTACGGATCGTGTATCCGTAATATCAATAGAGCCGTTCCACTGCACGTCAGTTAGGGCGTCTCTGTATTGCCTGAATTCATCCGTCAAAACGAACTCGGCTAATTCATCCGGTTCTTTTAATAAGAATAATTCTTTTTGTTGACTCGTCAGTTTGGCGCTGTCCTGAACCGCGTGCCGTAAGTTTTGAACCCCAGCCATTGAATCAGGAAAGAACCCAGCCCGAAGCCAGGCATATCCGCCACGCTCTAACGCAGCGTTTATCTTTATTGTTTTTCCACCGGCGCGCTCTAAAGCGTCATGATAGCCTCGAAGAAAAAGACGCGACAACCCTTTGTTTTGCATCTCTGGATTTATTGCTAAATACTCGGCGTCCAACCAGGGCGTCCCTTTCAAGTTATTGAAGATCACGGTCGACTCAATAATTTCATCGCCCTCAATATCGAATGCGTACAAATTGACTTGCAATATTTCGCCAATCTTGCCGCCTCTATCAAAATATTGAGCCGACCATTCGAAAGCGAACTCTTCATCGCCGAGCCGATCTGTTAAGGATTCAGCCAAACGGCGCACCTCGGCTATAATTTCTTTACTTTTGGGAAGCCGCGCTACTTCATCATCTACCCAAACGTTAGTCGGCAACGTCCATTCCTTTTACCTTGTCACCATCAACAACCAGCCCGAAAGCTGAGAATGGCAGGCCGCTTTTTTTGATCTTTTCTTCTGTTCTTTCTCGTGCTTTTTTAGCACGCGCAACCACTTGTTTGAACTTTTCAGGATTCTCGCTTGCGAGCGTGATTTTTATCATACGTTGGCCCTTTCTTCCTCAATGATTTGCATTTCGGTTTCAAAGTCGAACTCGGTCATGTCCTGTTGTACCATCTTTCGGTGTATTGACTGCTTAGAGATTGGTGCGCCGAGTGAGTTTGCGGTTGCCAACTCGACCAGCGTTTTGCCTTCCATTTCTTCGTTGGTAAAGTCTAGGTTGGGCTTTACTTCTACTTGGTCCGGGTTTGCCCCGGTCCATTCTGCGACAATCTTTAGGATTGCTTCCAGCCCCGCCGCCGCCGTGTGCGCTACGTCCGATAATGTGACTGACTGAGAACCAACGCGAATGTGCAAAGCCTCGGCGCTTTCTACGCCACCGCGTTTTGCAGTGATTGCTTGGCCGCTTTTATGTTCCGCTCTGGTCCTGTCTGATTCGATTGCTTGGCGTTGCTCGCCTAATCCTTTGGAGTCGACCCCGATGTATTTCGCATCGCCCTCGGGTTCTACGGTAATTCTCGCCCCCGCCCCCGTTCTTAGTACGCCGTCTTTGTTGTCTTTCATGCTGGTCTTAACAACCAGGGTATCCTGGCCCTGCATGAAAAGGTTTTGCCGGTAATCCGCCTCGCCCCGATAAATGGTCAAAGCGATATCACTTAACCCAAGCAGCGGCGGTTTATCTACACCGGATTCAAGGTCTTTGGAGTTAATGAAAATGAACGGGATTTTATCCAGTTGGTTGCCGAAAAGCGTCGGCGTTATGAACTTCGACTCATCGACTTCGTTGCCGTTTTCCAGGTCGAACGTCGCCTGCTCATAAACGCTGTCTGTTAAGCGCAGCATCCGGAATTCTTCTTTTAATTCCCATTCCAAATTTTGGTTAACTTCTCTGCGTGTTTCGTCCAGCACGACAAAGCGCAGCGTAGTGTCTTCGTTCCAATTGATGATGCTTTCGGCAAAATACAGGCAAATATTTGCTTTTACATTTCGAATGTTTGGCACTTCCTCAATATCGGCAAACAAGCCAAGTCGCCCGCCGATTAGTTGTTGTTCGGTTATCTGCCGGTACAATATATCCAAAGGAATGCCGGAGCCGGTTGCATCCTCCCGCAAAATTTCCATGCTTTCTGGTAAGTTAATGACCGGGGGTTTTTGATGCAGCTTCCCCATGGCAACCAATACAGCGTCCTCCACATAATCCGGGAAGACGGCGCGCTTTCGATAAGCATCGTAGGCCAGCTTCCCTCTTTCCCCCTCATTCATACCGTCTTTGTTCATGCCGTCGGTTGCTGGCAAATATAAAACCCCCGCCTGTTTGACGCGCTTCGTGCCGTCGTATGAGTCGCGGCACTGCTTTATCGAGTCAATATTGTTCTGATATTCGGGGTGGAGGGAATCTATGGGCATTTATTCACCTTTAAATATTTTTTGACTGCTATCTCGACTTGCCGGGAGACAGGTAAGTCGTAGCTTTTTAACTTTTCTAGCATTTCCGGGGGAAGAGTAACTGTTATTGGTTTCCTTTTCAAATTAACGGGTAAGGATTTACGACCGGCCCCTGGTCTAACCCCTCCGCGCCGGGTTCCGTCGCTTGCCAGCGTGTAGCTGTTTTGTTCTTCAGTCATGGGGTTGCCTTTTGAATTAAAGCGCCCATTATATCATTTGCCTTTCTTAGCTATCGGGGGGTTAGTGACTCCCATCTATTGACCCGCTTGACAATTCGCGGCCTGAATCAAGAACTCGGTAGCGCGCTTCATCGCCTATGTGGTCTTCGGCATCCGTATTACTAGACAATATACCGTTAGCATAAAATAGCGCAGCATCTTTAACGGTCAGGTTGTAAGTTGCTTTTTCTTCGCAACGCCCATCCACACGAATAACTGCAAGTTCTGACTTCCCTGGTTGCATGTCCTCTAAAGAAGAATTCTGTTCCGCAAATTTCGCACGGTTTCTTGCGGTATCCTTTTGCATCCTTTTTGGCCGCACATGCGGCGCAATATATTTTCGCGGGATGTTTTGTCTTAACAATTCCGCCACAATCTCTGCACGGAAATTCTCGTTGCGGGATATTTTCCAGCATTTTGTAGGCATTCTTTCGAAGAATTCTTTTCCCTTCCTCGGTTCTTGTCCATGAATGATCGAATCCGCCTCTTTCCTTGTAATGCAAACGGGCATGCTCTGAAGGTGACAAAATTTCGTAGTTACTGCCGTCCGTTGGATTGTTTTCATAATCGCGGTCTTTATGATGGACGTGGTATTTTTCA